GAACCACCGTTACCAAACCCATTTACTAATGCAGTTAGGTTAGCGATTACATCCATTCCAAATACAGATCCGCCTGTTAAAACGAACCAAAGGATTGATACTGGGATTAAAGCCATAAATAATGCCCCTAAACCACCTAAAAATCCTGTTACTGTTGAAAATACTTTTTCCATGTTAATTTGCCTGTTTTACGAGGTCTTTTTTAATTAATACTAGTTTAAAATTTGTAAGACAAACCTAAGTTGAAAGAACCTTCTCTTTCACCATTTTCATCTTCATTTAAACCCATACTGTAGTTAGGTTCAACACAAAGTCCTTTCCAAACATCGTAAGAGTAACCAAGACCAACTGTTAAGTTGTCCATCATCTCTTCTGTTGGAGCTTGAACAGAAACATACAGGTTTTCATTCCAAAGATATCTACCCCATAGGTCATATGAAGTTTCACCTTCAGCATCTTCGCCTGCTTTTACTAAACCAACAACGTATTTATCGTTTACCATGTACCCGATACCCATATTGTCAGTAAAATTTGTTGTACCCCATTCTTCGTTTAAATCGCTGTCAGGAGTGTTTACAGTAGTTACTACCATAAATTGAGCTGATGCAGCAAACGTTGTGAATAGTGCTACAGCTAGTGTCATAATTAAATTTCTCATAATTTTTGTTTTAGTTAATATTTAGTTAATTGAAAACAGGAACAGCTGACTACTGTTCTTGTGCTGTGAAGTACATTTAGTACTTTATGTTGTTTAGTCTCTCATAGGAGTTAATTGTTTTGTAACCTTTATTGTTACGCATACATATAATTGGAATTTGAAGAACCCACGTTTTTTCGTGGAAATTTTTAGGAAATGAACATTTAATTGTTCACGACTAACATTTACACATTCCCGTGTTATCGCATATAATATCGCGAATTATGTTATTTACGTTTGTATATTTATATTCTGGGATTTGAATTTTGCCTTCATTTAACCCTTTTGGAGATAAAAATGCACCGTGTGTTGATGGTGTAGAAACAAAATCAAAACATAATAAATCATAATCGTCTTGTACTTCAACTGTGCCCTCTGACAAGTTATCTGACACTGAACCCATTCCACGAGATGAAATACCAATAGTAATGCCTGAACCAAATAATGCTTTTAATATATTTCCTGCGGGTGTAGGTAATATTTCAACATCTCCCATTACATCATCTCCTTCCCACCAACATTTTACTACGTTGTGAGACACGTTTTGTAAGTTAATTACTGAACTTTCTGGATGATCTAATTCGCCTAATGCTCTTTTTTCTCTAACTGGACCTTCCATATAAGATCTCATTTCTCTAGCTAAAATATCTTTTGGATAAACTCTTTCGTTTTGATTTTTAGCATTTGCTCTTTGTAAAACACCTGTAACAATTAATGGTTTATTAGCTTTAATTGAAGCTTCAACTAATTGTTTGTCTACGTTAAATGGTCTATATTCTGTTAAAAGCATAATTATATTTCTTTATAGCCCATGTAGGCTTTTCTTTTTTTTCTTTTATCATCACCAAATGCTTTAGGTGTAGCATAAGCTGCACTTGCACCTGTTGATATAGAAGTTCCTGTACCTGTCATGCTTGCTTCATCCATGTTTCTTTGTTTTAAAGCAGCCATAATAGCAAATACAGCATCTTGTTCTGAGTAATCATATCTTTTAGCCATTGCTTTAATAAAACTATCTACCTTTTTAGATACTTCTGGGTTTAAACTTTCATTTAGATTTTTTAAATAAAAATCAGCTGCATCTGGTTGTTCTGCTTCGAGGTCTTCTTTATATTGATTGTATATTTCTTGTGCTTCTTCCTCACTTAAACCAAATTGCATTTGTAATTGAGTAACACCATATCTATGTAAATGACCTTCATCTCTTAAATCATTTAATAAATCATAATATTTTTGGTTAGCAAAATTTTCTTTTAAAAGTTGTTGTTTAGCTTGCCATTCGTGTATGTCAAATCTTTTACTCATCTTTATAATTTTTTCTTACGTGTGTTCTAAATTTATTAAATAATTCTTTTAAATCTTCAGACATTTTATATAATACCATATCATCTGGGTTATCTTCTGATAGTTTATTTAAATCAATTGCTTCAGCTTCTAAATCTGCTACCATTTTTTTAAAAGAACGTTTATATACTACTTTTGATTTTATTTGTCCTGTTTCTGGATCTGCAGGTTCATCTATAAAATAAAAATCTTTTGTATCTGTTTTACCTTTATTTCCCCTAGCAGGATCTCTATCTTTTTTTAATTCACTAAAAGTAGATTCTTTTATATTATATATGTCAGTAAGACTAACCATGTATTGTTTTTAACTCGTTTACTAATTCATAATAGTTAAGTAAGTTAATAACATTGTCATCATTTACAGATGTTTTTTTACATAATGGTTTAATCATTCCTTTTGTTTCAGTTAATTTTATCGCTACTGCTTTATCTTCAACTTTTTTAGAATATCCTGTAATCGTTTTTTTAACTTCTTTGATTTCTTGGTTGATATAAGACTTAAGAGAAGGACTATTAGTAACGCTGTTAACATATTCTTTTAATAATGTTTTTTGGTTATCTTGTAACCCACTATATTTGTCATTAAATTTTTCAAGTAAAACTTTGTATGTCAGTAATCTAGTGTCTTTATCTTGTTTATTATAATTTTCTAAAACAACATCTTTTTTAGAAGATTTTGGTTTATTTTCTACAATATGTTCTAAAAGTGTTACTTTAGAATTAACTATTGATAAAGCTGTAGCATTTTTATTTTCAAGTAAATTAAAAATAGATGCCATTACTTTGTAATCTGTTATTTTTGCTTTAAAAAAATCATTTACATTATATGTATCTTTAATTTCTTTAATTAAATTATATTTTTCTCTTCTTAACTGACTTTTATTTAGTTTCCTATGTGCTTCCAATAATGTGTCAATTAACATTGTAGCTTGGCTATCTTTATTATACTTTTGTGTAGCTAATGTATGATATATTTTGTATTCTTTTAAAAGTTCTGTTTTTTTATTAAAATGTTTTTTTAAAAAAGACAAAGATTTTGACTGATTTCCTGTAATAGTGTCGGAAGTCAACTGCCTAGTGAGGAGTTCAAATAATATTCCAGTATTCTTGTACTTAGAATGTTTTACTTTCATGTTATATAAATTCGAATTTATCGTATATAAATATAAACCTATTCCTGAGGCTTAATATTTTTTTCAGATAACATTCCATTATTATTTTCTTCTTTAAGAATTTTTTTCTTATTTAATGCTTTTTGAAGAGTTTTTTTAATACTTTGAGCTTCAAAAGTAGGAATTCTTGAAGGTTCTGTTGGTTTTGAGGGCTGAGAAGCTGATAGTCCTTTTTTACCTAATGGATCTCTACTAAAATTACCTTGATCCGAACCATAATTTTGGGGTTTTTCAACTGGGCGTCCTGGTTCCTTTTCATCATATCCTGTTGGTACCTGGGCAGGACCTACTGCTTTATCTCTCTTATTACCATATAATGAAGCTAAATCGTGAGGTGTACCATATGACATACCTGATTCTGTTGGGTCATTTCCTTCATTTTCAAGTTGTGATAATCTAAATGATTCTAAAGCATCATCAACCATAGAATCCTTTTGTTCATTATATTGATCTGGAGATAATCCAAACACATTTTCATATACCCAATCTTTACTAAATAATTTTTTATCTATCATGTCACCCGCTACTGTTGTTTTAGCAGTATATAATTCAACTTTTTCTTGTTCATATATAATAGAAGGTGTAGTTAATTCTATTTTAAAATCAACTAATTGTTCATCTGTAAATCCTTGTGAATATAGGTGTACTAGTGCTATTTTAGTTAATTCTGATTCTACAATTCTTTGAACACGTTCAACTGTTCTAGCAAATCTAACATCCATACCTGCTAATGTTGACTTTCCTTCTACTCCTTCTTCATATCCTAAAAATGGTTTAGGTATTTTAAGAGCAGCCATCATTTTATGTTTTAAATACTCAATATCTTCTGTTGAAGTGTAATCTAAACCTTTAGTGGTGTCTATTTTAGTAGCTGAATCATTACCTCTTACTGGTACATAAAAGTCTTCAGTAATGTTTTGCATGTTGTATTTTAAATTATAATCACCTGTATTTTGATCTATATAAGGTGTTTTTTTCATTTTATTGACTGTCTCAGCCATAAATTGTTCTACCTGATCAGGTGGAATAGCTCCTACATTTACATAAAATACTCTTTTTTCTGGTGCTCTCATTATTCTATGAATTAACATAGCATCCTCCATTAACATTAATTGTTTAAATACTTTTCTAGATGGTTCTAAATAAGATCTACCATAAGGAAGATAATTAGAATCTGTAAGTAATCTAAAGTGAGCGACTTCATAATTTTCTAGTGTAAATTGATCTCTTCTAATTGTATTTGTTGCACCTGAAGCTAAACCATTTGGGTCCATTGTAAAACGAGTATAAGATGGGTTATCAGGATCTGTTCCTTCTTCTCTTACTACTTCATAAACAGATAAAGGTATAACATTATAAACACCAAATTTTTCTGAGACTTCCATTTTTAAATAAAAATCTCCATACTTACACATATTTCTAATCCATGTGGATAAAT